TCTAATCGCCAGTCACCTTGTAAATCTTGAATACCAATATGCTGATCATACGCATACGGAGGCATTTCACGATTTGCTACTCTCAATGAGATTAGAGGTGCCCATGGACGGACTTGTTCGTAGTTGGTTAATTGCATCGGACCAATACCACCTTCACGGTGACAGGTCGCGCAATTTTCATTTATGATAGATGCTACTTCATCGGTATACGTCTGCGAATAAGCACCTTGGCCGGCTGCCAGAATTGACAGAGCAAGTAGAAGAATAAATTTCTTCATGCGTTTCCTCCTGTAGAGTGAAACTCACTTGAAATGATACTCGCATCCCTTGCTGATTTTCAAGGAGTAATTCCTTATGTAGTATTATTTATATAAAGTTTATACCTTTCTGAATGTGTAGTTCAGGAATTTAAATGCTGCTGTTGCTTCAATGTATTCGACTGATGTATCTCTGGAGTTGAACTCAAGATCAGTTAGAGAAATAGGAAACAAATCTCTTATGTCTACTATTATAACAGGATTCATTGAACTTGACAAGATAGTTAATACAGCATCTGATTCTATTCCTTCACCCGATCCAGATATATCAGCATCGACTAAATCTTTGTGCTGTTTAAAATCATCAGGAAAAGCTATACCGGTTATCCAGTCGAAGATCATTCTATAGTTACTTAGGTCTTCATTGACCTTAAAAGTTACTTGCAAGTCGCCATACACAATATGATCGCCATAAACGGGTATGGATTTAAAAGGTGTAGGCATTTGAGTCTCACCCATCTGTATACCAGGCAGTGTCACACTCTGAACAAAGAAATTCACATCTGGAATTTTCTTAATTGAAAAACTAAAGCCTAAAGGCGATAACATATTTTTGTTTAATTCAGTCATATTTCGTATTCACCAGTTGTCGTTATTGTTACCATATCTTCTCCTGTCATATAGTAATATAATCTCTCAGTCTGACAGTAGTATCTAGTGGTCTTTTCTCTTGTATCTTCTTTTATTTCTTTAATTCCTGTACACTCTATGATAGGAACAGGACTGACAATTCTATGATTGTCGTATCTATATACTTCGAAATACTTACCGCTTGGGTCAAATACTATAAGGTAAAACAATACGTTGTAAAACATTCTTTTACCCTTAGGGTTTAATGGTATTTATATGATGCACAAAGTGATTATATCGTCTCCGTGCATTTCTGTCAAGCAAAAAAAGAGGGACCGAAGTCCCTCTCAAAAATGGATCCTGTTAGACAGGATTCTTATTTTTATTACAGCAAGTTGCTGATCAGCGAACGGCGATAGTAAGCGTTCGTGTCTTCAACGATAGAACCATCAGAAGATGAAGGCGTACCCTGTACAGAACGAGCGAAAGGATTCGCAACCATTCCATAACGAGTCTTGAAGCCAATCTTCGGCTGGAACGTATCTTGATCAACTGCACGTACCATTTGCAGCGGTACATATGGGCAGTAGAAGATACCAGCGTCAAATGCATTCGCACCCTTGTAACCGATAGTCATGTAGTTACCAGTTGTGTAGGGGTCGATGTATACGCGATAACGACCGTTCAGTACACCAGCGAAGGTGTTACCAGTGTCATCTACTTGCAGGTTGTTGCTGTTCAGAGCAGGAGTGTAATCAAGAACACCAGCCATTTGAAGAGCAGAAGCAACATCTGAAGAACAGATGATTACGTTACCCTTACCGCGGCGAGTATCTTTAGCGATCTTGTTAGCTTCACGCTCGATGTGGAACATCAGACCCTTGAACTTCTCAACAGACCAACGACCGTTTGCGTCAACGTCAAGGTCGAAAGTACCAGGAGAAGCAGTACCAGCAGAACCACGTACAGCAGAAACGTTGATTGTACGAATCACTTCGCGGTTGATTTCAGCAAGAATCTCAGCAGCAAGAATGTTGCTCAATTCTGCTTCAGCGTCAAGACCGTGAACTGCTTTCAGGTCTTGTGCAAGTTCAAGCGAGTAATCCGCCTTCAGCGCACGAGTACCAGCAGTAACAGTTACTTTGTCAATGCTGAATGCCATCTCACCAAACGCAAGAGAGGTGTTAGAACCAAGACCTTCAGCGTCAGCAGTAGACATTGATGCGTTGTAGTTGTAAGTGTTAGTAGAAGCGTTATCCAACGTAGTTGGAGTAGTACCAACGTGCTCGCCACCAGTAGTATCGTTAGTACCAGCAAGTGTAGAATGATCAGTTGTTGCTTCATCGTAGAATGCTTCAGCACCAGTCTGTGAATCGTACTTAGCGCGCATTGCGAAGATCAGTCCAGTAGGACCAGTCATCGGCTGAACGCCACATACGTCATATGCCATCAGGTTAGGCATTGCACGGCGAACAAGAGAGATCAGAATCGGATCATAACCCTTGATGTTGCCAGCAGTTGCACCCATACCAGCGCCTACGGCGTTAGTAGGAATGGCTTCGTTAAGCAGTGATTGATCTGCACCGATCTGGGCGTTCTCGCGGAGAGCCTTCTCGGTGTTCTCAAGTACCATGGCAGTAACGGCACGGCGATGAGCGTCTTTGATCTCAGGAAGATCGGGATGCGACATAACCGGTGCCCACTTGTTTTGAATTTGTTCAGATAAATTCATAGTAGTATTACTCCTATTTTTTTGGGCTTATATCTTATTTATATAAAATTATTTCCGAACAGTGTTCGAAATAGCGTTAAAGTAAGATTTCATTTCCTCTGGCACTTTGAATTCATTCTCGGGTTCGTCATTAGAACCGATTGTGTCTTCTTCAGTGATGAGTCCAGATGATTGTGTCTCCGTCTTACTTTCAGCAAAATACTGATCACGGATCATGTTCAGTTTCTTGCCGTATTCTTCCTGAGAAGAAAACTCGACACCTTCGGCTAATGCGCGAAGTTTTTCGACTTGCGTATCAGTCAGACCTTCAGATACGTCATCAAAAGTTGCTGACTTAATAGCTTCGTCAATATTTTTCTCAAGTTGAACTCTCTTTGCTTCAGACTCTTCAAGAGCAGCAGAAAGTGTTTGTACTTCCTCCTCAAGTTCGCCAAGCATGTCCAACTTTTCTTCTGGTACATCAACATAGTGTTCAACAAAAAGACCTTTCAGACCTTCAATGAACTTCTCTGTTGACTCGGTACGATAGTTGCTTTCGATAGCAAGAGCATTCTCTTCCATCCACTTCTCGACAACGTAATCCATATACTGGTTAACATGGGCGTGAAGTTCAGTGATTGACTCAGATACTTGCTCTTCCAACTTCTGCTCGTACTCTTCTTCGATTCGTGCTGTTTCAACAACAACGCGGTTATTTACAGCGGCTTCGAAGAGTGTAGAAGCACGAGTTTTGAAATCTTCAGACAGGTCTTCTTGATCAGAAAATAGGTCTTCGATGTCTTCTTTTACAGTTGCACCGCCTGTCGTAGGACTAGGCGCTGAACCACCTGATTGTGAAACGGAAGCCTGATTCTTACCAGCGTTTGCAGGCACTGAATCAGCTTCTTTGCCTACCTGATCTAGTGTCTTTGTGAGAAAAGCAGAAAGATCATCTTTCTTCATTCCACCAACAACACGCATCATTGCTGATAACATTTCAGACTTACTTGATCTTGCATTGGGTTTCAGTGAAGCTTGACCTGCGGTTGCTTCTTGCACAACCTCAGTCTCTTCAACTGATTCAACTTTTTGTTCTTCAGACATTACATTTACTCCCTATGATTGAATTAAAGTAGTCTAATAATGTTTATGTTTAGTATTTATATAAATTAAACTTTTGACAACTCATTGATGAATTTCTCAAAGATTTGCATCTTCCTTTGTTCGTTCAGTCGTTTTGCTCGAGCTGACTTTTCAATTTCTTCTTGAATTTCTTCTAGTCTTTTAGCAACAGGTTGACCATTATTCCAGACCCACTCAACACCTTCCATAATACCATTTACAAACGCATCAGGCGCAGAAGGATCGGCAACAATGTCAGCAGCTGTCGCCAGCCAGAAGTCATTCTGTACTTCCATAACACCGTCTTTACCTTCCTTCAGTGAACCCATGCCCCTTGAAGAAACACCAAGTTGCGCGCCGTCTTCGATAAGACCAGCAGCAATTTGCCCCATTGGTGTAGAAGAAATTTTTGCCTTGCCAATAAAGTTGTCACCATCACGGCGAAGTTCGGTGATGATATGTGAAACTCTATCAAGATTAATACCGGGACCATCAGGATGACCCAACTCACCGTATGCTCTGCCTTTTGCAACATTTTCTTGAATGTAACGATTTACTTCTCTCTCAAGAATCTCTACAGAGTATCTACGGTTGTTTCTATTTGGAATGTTTGCTTGCAGAAAAGGACCTTCAATAAACAGACTTTTTTTACCGTCTTCCTTTTCTTCTGTGATAACCTTAACTGATTCGGTAATTTCTGTAATAAGTTTCATGTTTCTTCCCTTTAGTTTGCAAACGCTACTTTGACTACGCGAATGGTGCCAGTTGCTGAAATAGTTTCTGCCGCTTCTTTCTGCATGAACGCAATCGATCCTGTCGGCATAGTAAATGAAGCACCTGTATCATCATTCGTGACAACACCAGCAGCACTACAGTAAAGTCTGACAAGTGTAGCGGATTCAACTGTGGTTGAAGCCGATAATGCGACTTCAGTATTTAATGGTTTGATGATCATTTTTCTAAATCCTAATAAATTAATTTATATTTATATTAATCTTCTATCCACGATAATGATATTGATGATCTAGTTATTTGTCCTGTACTTCTTCCTATTACAGATAATGTAGAACCAGGAGGCATTGCGATTCTCAAATCATTCAAGTTTATGGAGGTTGATCCTCCACTTGATGTACTGAAACTATATGCCAATCTTTGAGACCCTAAAGTAACAGTTGCTTCCGTATCTGATACATGTGCTGTTGAATACGTATTTAACTCTGTCATCACCAAGTCTGTCGATGTCCCTGTTAAATTCAAAATAAGAGCAACAGTAATTGGTGGATTACCAGAAGTTGTTAAGGCAGAGTTTATATTCTTAAATATAATTTCTCTACTGTTAATCTTATCATTCGACAACAAAGAATTTTTAATTGTCAATAAATGATGCCATGTATCTGCTGCTAAATTTTGTCCAGC